AAAACTCCTAAAAAGGATGATCCTAAAAAACACGGTAATGGTTGGAAAGATTGGTCATCTGATCCTAAAGATTATCTGTAATCATAATCCTGATAGTAGAGTATATAATGGCCCCGTTAATGATGACACACTAAGAATAACAACAAGAATTCGAATTGTCAAGAGTTTTTACTTGATTATTCTGAAAAATGTTGTATAATCTGTTTAACCAAGAAGGAAGTTATAATGAAAAACAAAAAAGTAAAAAAGCAAGATATAGATGAAGATGATCTTAATCCGATAATAGAAGTAAAGCCAAAGAAGAAAGAAAAGACACACTATGTGGACAACAAGAAATTCTTTGCTGAAATGGTATTGTGGAAAGGTCTAGTAAAAGAAGCACTAGAATCAGGAGAAGAAAAGAAACCACCAGTAACCGAATATATTGGTAGATGCTTTCTAGAGATTGCAGAAAATCTTGCAAGAAAGCCAAACTTCATGAATTATCATTTCAAAGAAGATATGATTGGTGATGGTATTGAAAATTGTTTATTGTATTGTTCAAATTTCAATCCTGAAAAATCTACAAATCCATTCTCTTATTTCACACAAATTATCTACTATGCATTTCTTCGCCGAATACAAAAAGAGAAGAAGCAGAATTATGTAAAGTATAAGTTTTTAGAATCCCAAGATACAAAGGGAGAATGCTCAAAGTATTTAAAGTTTATCGGAATATCTGATGATGAGCATGAACATTATAAAACACTTGATGATGAAAAAACAAAGAAAGTTAGAAAGAAGAGAAAAGGTAAAACTCTAGAAAATTTCATGGAGGAGTAATTATGAAAATTGCCATTATTTGTGATACACATTACGGAGCAAGAAACGATTCTCCAATTTTTCTAGATTACTTTCTAACATTTTTTGAAGAACAGTTTTTCCCATATTTGCGTGAGCATGGTATTACGCAAGTACTCCATCTTGGGGATCTGATGGATAGAAGAAAATTTGTGAATTTCTTCACCCTTTCTGAAGTGAAATCTCGATTTCTAAAACCATTTGAAACGGGAGAATTCAAAATGGATTGTATCATAGGAAACCACGATACATTTTATAGAAACACGAATTCCCTAAATTCCGTAAATCAATTGTTTGAGAAGGATGGAATTACAATCCATGAAAATCCTATTTGTTTAAATTTTGATGGCTTGGATATTGCACTTGTTCCATGGATCAATAAATCAAATTACGATTCCACAATGGATTTTATTAAAACAGTATCTGCACCAATTCTGATGGGACATCTAGAACTTACAGGATACCAAGTACTTCGTGGTATCAGTCATGACAACGGTATGGATGCTGCCCTGCTGTCTCGTTTTGAATCTGTATATTCTGGTCACTTTCATTGCAGACAGTCTGGTGGCAATGTAACCTATCTTGGAACACCCTATCAGATAACCTTTGGTGATCTTGGAGAAGATAAGGGATTTCATGTATTAGATACTGAAACTAGAAATATGGAATTTATTAAAAATAAGAAAAAGATGTTTCATAGTATTGTTTATAATGACAAAGAACAGGATATGACCAAAATAGATTTCTCCCAATATAAGAATGGGTATATCAAGGTTATTATAGAAAATAAAACAAAACCTATGACTTTTGATAGGTTCATGGACGGGTTATATACTGCACCTGTTACTAGTGTTAATATCATTGAACAAGAAAGTATGAATTTGATGACTGAACAACCTGTAGATAACAGTCAGGATACCCTGAGTATTATTAATACAGAAATTGATGGAATGGAAGAAATAGAGAACAAAAACAAATTAAAAACTCTAATATACGATCTTTACATGGAAAGTATATCTGTAGAGTAAATCTTTACTAAATAATATATTATGACAGATAACAGAGCCGAAATAATAATAGAAGAAAATGAGTCAGGATGTGTTATTTCTTGTAATAACATGGAATATGATTCTTTAATTGAATTTTTAATAGAAGAAGAATTTGACTTCATTGAAAAAGATGATACAATAGAAGTGTTATCGGGCATCGATGAAGTTTGCGATGCGGTATCTGAATACGATTTAGAGGTGTTTTATCCTTCCTTGTTGGAAGGTATTGCAAAACGCAAGTATGTGGTAAGAGCAGGCAAACGAAAGGTTATATTTAAATGCAAACCAGGTGAAAAACGCTTCGGCAGATCATGTCGAAAAATTCCTTCATCTCAGTTGCAAAAATTAAAAAGACGAGCCAAGCGTGGTGCAAGAAAAGCACGATCAAAGCGAATGCGAGCAAGTAGACGACGAAAATCATCTATACGAAAAAGAATAAAATCTAGTGTACCAAAAAAGATGAAACCTGCAGCGATTAAACCGACACCGAAACCAACGAGTTCAAAAATTAAACGACTCAAATAAATAATTTACTTTTTATATTATGGTTATTTTTAATAAAATACGATGGAAAAACTTTCTGTCAACTGGAAACACTTTCATAGAGATTCAGTTGGATAAAAGCAGAACAACCCTGATAGTGGGTGAGAATGGTTCAGGTAAAACCACACTATTAGATGCTATTACTTTTGTTCTATTTGCAAAGCCTTATAGAAATATCAATATCCCGCAACTAGTAAATTCCATCAACGAAAAAGATTGTGTCGTTGAGATTGAATTTACAAAGGGAGAACACAATTATAAGATAGTTCGTGGTCTTGCACCAAAATTATTTGAAGTCTACTGTAATGGTCTACTCATAGATCAGAATGCAAAAAGTAAAGATTATCAAAAGATGGTGGAAGATGTTATACTAAAAATGAACTACAAATCATTCTGTCAAGTAGTTATTTTAGGATCTACAAACTATGTGCCGTTTATGCGACTTACTTCTTTGGATCGTAGAGAGATTGTGGAAGATCTTTTAGACATTAGTGTATTTTCCACAATGAATACTGTTCTCAAGGGTAAAATCTCTAAGGCAAAAGAAGATATTAAAGACCTTGATCATAAGGTGGAAATTGAACGACAGAAAAGTATTGTTCAACAGAGAAATATTAAACTTATGACTTCTCGTAGTCAGGATCAGATTAAAAAGCACGAACAGGAAATCGTTGATTCTGAAATGGTAATAAAGGATCTTGAAGTTCAGATTGCAGAAAAACAAAATCATATTCAACTGCTTATGGATGAGTTGGAATTGTTGAATGTGGATGAAGAAGTAAAAACTTTAGAGTTTTCAGAAAAAACTATCAATACGGAATTGAATAAAATTTATAAAGATATTAATTTTTATACTAAAAATGATCAATGTCCTGTTTGCACTCAAAAAATTGATACCACACTAAAGACTAATATTATGAGTGAGCGGGAAACTAGAAAGACTGAATTAGAAGAATTGATGGTTTCTCAGAAAATTCAATTACAAAAAATAAATGAAACCTTAAAGATTAAAACTAGTAAACTTGCTAATGTCGGTTCTACTGAAAAAGAAATACAGTCACTACAGACCCAAGCAAGTGCCACTGCAAAATACATCAAAAAGATACAAACAGGAATAGATGAATTGCGAGTGGATAACAGCAGTATTGATACGGAAAAAGAAAAACTAAAAGAGATTGCTGTTATAGGAAAAACTCTATTAGAAACTAAAAATAAACTAAACGATGATATGCATTACTTTAGTCTTGCTTCTTTATTGATAAAGGATACAGGAATCAAGAGTAAGATCATCAAGCACTATTTACCTATTATGAATCAGATTATTAATAAGTATCTTGCTCAAATGGATTTCTTTGTTCAATTTGAACTAAGCGAATCATTCGAAGAAACTATTAAGAGTCGTCACAGAGATATCTTCACCTATAACAGTTTTAGTGAGGGAGAAAAAAGAAAAATTGATCTATCTCTTTTGTTTGCATGGAGAGCAGTTTCTCAATTAAAGAACTCATTAAATTGCAATCTTTTAATTTTTGATGAAGTATTAGATGGAAGTCTAGACGATGCCGCCACAGAATCATTTTTAACAATTTTAAAGGCTTTTCAAAAAAATATCAATATATATGTAATATCGCACAAACCAAAAGATATACTTCAAGATAAGTTTGAAGATCATATTACATACCGCAAAAAGAACAATTTTACAAAGATCGAACAATGAAATCACGAAAACAAGAAGCATACTCAAAAGACGAACCTGTATGGATTAAAACTATGGTTGAGGACGATGACCAAATAAGTGGTTTTGTGCTTCGTCATTCTAATTGGTGTAATTTCAATTGGGACAAAAAAGATTATAAGCAAAACACTCTCAATCATATTAAAACAAATAAAAAACTATTTAAATTAGTTTCAGGTGTTAATCACGATTCAGAAGGATTTAGAACGATTGGTGCCTTTTGTAGAATGCATGAATTGGGTTGTCCTCTATCAGATAAGATAATTACCAAGATAGAAGACACTCTAAAGCATCTTGCAACACAAAAACAAGAAACTCAAGCGATTGAACCTGTAAAGACTAGTATTCAATCTCGCATAGGTGATCGTTTAAATGAAATGATGCAAACCCTAGAGGAAAGAAGTGATAGATTTATTGAGTGTCTATCCACACAAACAAACTGTCCATTTAATCCTGAAGCATGGTTCAAGCAAGTAGATATGAAAACGGTATATGTTCCTGCTCTTTTGAATATGTTTGAACCTCGTTTAAAGGAGATAGAACTTGCTCTGAGCGGTTCTGATCTAGATTTAAAGGAAGGATACTCTTGGCTGTCTAAACCTAATCTGAGGCGTTTTGCAGAGTTTCACCGAGAGATGATAACGGCTCTACAAGATTTATCAAATAATAAAACCAGAAAGATTAGAAAGAAGAAAGTCAAGACTCCACAAAAACTTGTAGAAAAACTCAAATATCAAAAAAATAATACAGAATTGGGTATTACCTCTACAAATGCTTCAAATATGGTAAATTCTAAAATTATTATTTTATATAATGAAAAATATAAAAAGGTTTCCATATATCATCAATTAGATGCTAGAGGATTAACTATCAAGGGTCAGACTATACAAAATTGGGATTCGGATAAATCTCAAACAAAAAGCTTGAAGTCTCCCAAAAATATGCTACAATCTATGACTGGCACTGAAAAGGTTGTTTTAAATGCGTTTGAAAGAATTGGTAAGAAACCTACCAAAGTAACTGGTCGTATCAACGAAAACACTCTAATAATTAACTGTTTAAAATGATTCTAATAGATAACACACAAATCGTACTTGCAGCAATATTTTCTCAACAGAATGAAGAATTCTCTTTAGATGTTGCTCGTCATATTGTTCTTAATTGTTTTCGTAATTACAGAAGTAAATATCACGCCAAATTTGGAGAACTAGTTATCTGTCGAGATTCTGGTAATCTTTGGCGCAAAGAAGTTTTTCCACATTATAAATGCTCTAGAAAAAAGACAAGAAAGAATGATGGTAAAGATTGGGAAAGTATTTTCAATGTGCTTCATGTGGTTGAACAAGAAATACGAACAATCTTTCCCTACAAATCAATAGCAGTAGATCATTGTGAGGCAGACGATGTTATTGCAACTCTTACTAAAAATTTTCATGATAAAGAAAATATTATGATTATTTCTAGTGATAAAGATTTTAAACAATTATATCGGTATCCTAATGTGACTCAGTTTAGTCCTATACACGGTAAGATTGTGGTGTGTGAAGAACCTGAACGATATTTATTTGAACATATTATTTCTGGTGATTCTTCAGATAGTATTCCAAATATTCTTTCAGAGGATGATACCTTTGCAGTAGAAGGAAAGCGTCAAAAACCATTAACAGTAAAAAAACTTGCTTCGTGGCAACAGTTTGATGATGTTCCACAGCAATACCGAGATAATATTATTCGGAATCAAAAATTGGTAGATCTTACATACATACCTATAGAATATGAAACGAAAATATTGGAAGAATATGCAAAAGAACCAATAGGCAAGCGAAGCATGATTTTTGATTACTTGATTGAAAATAAAATGAAATTGTTGATTGACCATATACAGGATTTTTAAAATGAAATATATTACAGAAATAATGAATGAGATTAGATTAGCAGAGACTGAACAAGAAAAAATAAATATTCTCAAAACGAATCAATCACCAGAATTGGTGAGAATGATGGAATACGCATTCACTGATAAGTATTCTGCAGTTCAAATTGAAATTCCAAAATATAAAATTGATGATTCTCCTGTTGGATTTTCTTACACAAGTCTTAGTAGAGAATATAAAAATATTCCTTATTTTTTTGAATCGCATACAGGAATACAGAAACAAAAACGAGATCTTAAACTTAAAAATTTATTAGAATCTTTATATTGGATGGATTCTTCTGTTCTTGAAAATGCTCTGCTTAAGAAGATAGATAGTTTTCCTGTTACTCTAGATCTACTTCAAAAAGCATTTCCTCTTAATTTTAAATAAAGGAGATAGTGATGTCGGATAGTGATGATTTTTACGGAGAAGACCGTAGGGACGAGAAACGAACTCGTAAACAAAATACAAAGAAAAAGAAAAATAACGATAAAGTTTATCTACAGAATTATATTTACAATAATCAGAATGAAGATAAAGACATTATGGACTTTTTTGAAGATGAGAGTGGAGATTAATTATGGACAATGAGAATAAAGTACCTGAGCAGAGTGATGAAGTAATTTCCCAACCCAAAGCAGGATTTGCTACTAAGGCATCAAATTTTGCACAATCCATGATTTCTAAGGGATTAAAGGGGAATAAGGCAGATGCTGCTGTTATCGATTTAAGAAATATGAGTTGTAACGGAGATCCTGCACGAAAACTACCACCCTGTTCTGAAAGACAAGATAGTGTAAATTTTCCTGGATCTTTCTTTTGCGGTGCGTGTGGATGCGGAGACAAGGAAATGACATTGTTAAAATCAAGACAATTACCAAATGGTGAAAATTCTTATTATAAATTAGAATTCCCAAAAGTGCATTGTCCTCTGAGAATGCCTGGTTTTACAAATTATACACCATCGGAAAATGGTGTTTCTGAAAATCCAAGGAAGAAATTTGTTGAACTTACCTTCGGTTTAGAGTATACTACTGATAACTCTAAGTGATGATCGTTTTAAATTTATATTATAGGAGAATGTGATGACTAGTACTACAATGAAGATTTCTAAGAATACTCTTGATGTGTTGAAGAATTTTGCGTCGATTAATTCAAATTTGTTGGTAAAACCAGGAAATGTTATTTCCACAATTTCGCCAGTAAAAAATGTGTTGTCTGAAATGACTGTTGAAGAAACTTTCCAAAATGAATTTGGTATTTGGGATTTGAACAAGTTTCTTGGAACTGTTTCACTTTTTAATGATCCTGAGTTTGAGTTCAATGAAAAGTCTGTTACTATTTCAGGATCAAATGGTTCATCAGTTGTGTATCACTATTGTGAGCCAAAACTTCTGACAGTTCCCACCAAGAAGATCAAGATGCCTGCCACAGCAGTTGTGTTTACCTTGACACAAAAAGCATTCTCGGATGTTCTTCGAGCCGCTTCAGTTCTTCAACTTCCTGATATTGGTATTCGTTATAATGTTGACGATTGCAAGACAGGTAAGATTGAAATCTTTGCTACTGATAAGTCTGTTCCTGGATCTAATTTTTATTCTTTGCCTGTTGGAGATTGTGAAACTGATGCATCATTCAAGATGTTCTTTAAGGTTGAGAATCTGAAATTGTTCACAGGTGATTACGAGGTTCAAATGTGCAAGGAAATTGTTAGTAAGTTTACTAATAATAATCTTGATTTGACTTATTGGATTGCTCTTGAAGCAGATTCTGAATACAAGGACTAAAATGGAAACAAATCCTGACCAGTTTCTCTGGGTCGAAAAGTATCGACCACAGAAGGTGTCTGACTGTATTCTTCCAGATAGCATAGGAAATTTCTTTTCTGAGATTGCAAAATCTGAATGGAAAGATATGCCAAATCTTATGCTGTCTGGTGGAGCAGGATGTGGAAAGACTAGCGTTGCCAAGGCTCTTTGCAACGAATTAGAAACAGATCATATTCTTATTAATTGTTCTGAAAACGGTAATATTGATACATTGCGAACCAAGATTCGTGACTTTGCTAGTAGTGTATCACTGAGTGGTGGTGGTAAAGTAGTAATCTTGGATGAGTTTGATTATGCAAATCCTCAAAGTATGCAACCAGCACTTCGCGGATTTATGGAAGAATTTTCCAAGAATTGTAGATTTATTATTACTTGTAATTTTAAAAATAAAGTTATTGAACCACTACATTCTAGATGCACTTGCATTGATTTTCGGTTTTCAGGAAAAGAAAAGACTAAACTATCTACACATTTTTTTGAACGAGCAAAGACTATTCTTTCCAACGAAGGAATAAAATTTGATGAATCGGTTCTAGCAAAATTAGTTTTAAAGCATTCTCCCGATTTTCGTAGATTGATCAATGAACTTCAGAGATATTCTTCAACAGGTGCAATTGATTCTGGTCTGCTTGCAGAAACAGGAGATATTCCGACTGAACAGTTACTGAAACATATGAAGTCTAAGAATATGGATGAGATTCGAAAATGGGTGTTTTCTAATCTTGATAATGATCAATCAATGATTTTTAGAAAGATTTACGAAACTCTCTACGTTGAATTGGACAAGAATAGTATTCCCACAGCAATTATGATTATTGCAGATTATCAGTATAAATCTGCTTTTGTTGCCGATCAGGAAATCAATATGTTGGCGTGTATTGTACAAATAACAGTGGAGTGTAATTTCAAATGAATCCATTTGATGTTCTTAATAGTATAAATTACACAAAAAAGAATCTAATAGATGATGGGGTGTGTGAGGAAAAGCAGTATCTTCCCTTTATAGTTAATAAAGGATTATCCTATTTTCCTGATACCCTATTTCATGCAAACGAGATTAATTTTAGGAATTTTCTACCCAAAAAACTTCAATATGACTATTTGCTGCTTTCCGTCAGAAAGAGGAAAAGGTTCTCGAAATGGCTTAAAAATGTTGAGCCTGTAGGCATTAAATGTGTTGCTAGATATTATAACATTTCATCAAGAAGAGCCGAAGAATATATGAAGTTATTATCAAAAGCACAACTAAAAGTCATAACTGATATGTATAAAGATATAGATGGGGATTGATTGTTTTTTATACATATAGGTGATATTTTATCATTTAAATGTATTAGAAAGATTAATCATGGAAATCCCCTCATCTGATGTGTCAAATTTATTAGAAATTGTCCTAAAAACTGAGGACGATTTTTTAAAAATTAAAGAAACTCTAACGAGAATTGGGATTTCTTCTAATAGAGAAAATAAATTATACCAATCTTGTCATATTTTACACAAACGTGGAAAATACTATATTGTGCATTTCAAGGAACTATTCTCTCTAGATGGTCTTCCTTCAAATATTGATGAAACTGATATTGGTCGACGAAACACTATTTCTAAATTGTTGGAAGAGTGGGGACTTCTTACAGTTACCGATAAAGAAAAAATGAATGCAATATTGACCCCGTTAAATAAAATTAAAATTATACCATTTAAAGAAAAATTAAACTGGGAATTGTGCCCTAAATATCATATAGGAAAAAAATCATGATAGGTGGAACATACGATATTATAGCAGAACAAGGATCGACTCTTGAAATTCAATTTGAATATTTGAATGAAAGTGATGTTGCTGTTAATATAACATCATCATCTAATGTTTTAAAATTCAAAATTCAAAAAACTTCAACAAAAACTGATTTGTTTCTTCTTGAAATAAATTCAGACGGATCTGGTCAGGAAGGATCTGTACCTTATCCTGATACAAATTCTTATTATGGTTCATTAAGTAAAACTGGATCCAGTGTTGGATCTTTTAAATTAACTATCAACGCCGAATCTATGGCTCAGTTTTCTTTAGGAACTTATTTTTACTATATTAGATTGCAAAATGGTTCCGTAGTAACTCCTCTTTGTAAAGGAAGATTTTCTGTAGAATCTAGAGTTAAATGACAAAATTAAAAGTAACCACAAAACAACCAAATAAAATTATTCCAGATTATAACGCCAATAAGATTAAAATTAAAAAACAAGGCGATATGTCAATTATGGTGAAATAATTATGGGTCAAAAAAGACTAGTTCCTAATGGATTGCAATTATTTTCAATGGATAGTGGTTATACTCCGATTTTAAATGAAACTTTAGTTTCTACTGAACGTACTGGAGTAAAAATTGGAGAAACTATTATAAATTATGAAGATAAACGATTTTTTATTGGTATGGGATTGGCTAAAACTCCATTAGAATTAACAAATGTTATTAATTTAAATGTTTCAGGTCAAAAACCAAGTGCTTCTGTGGTTTATAACGCAGGAACAATCATCATAAATACAGTAGACAACTTGGCATGGATAGGTACAGGAAATCATGGAACAAACGGAAGTTTTATATCTCTTCAGAGCGGTGCAGAAATAAGTCTTGATGGCGGTTCATTTTAATGTCAATAATTAAACTAAAAAGATCACAAACAGCAGCAGTATCACCAACAGGATTAGCCTATGGTGAGGTTGCTGTTAATATTACAGATAAAAAAATCTTTATAGGAAATTCAACAGGAGCAACAGTATTACTTGTTGATGGAAATGCAACAGGTGGGGGTGGTACAACTTCAACCGAAACAATTCAAGACGCTGCTGCTTCTTTGTTTACAACAGGAACACATACTGGAATTTCTGTATCCTATCCTGATACCAATAACGCAATTAATTTAGTAAATACTGGTGTTCTTTCTATTGGCGGTTCGACTGGAGTAATTAGTGCTGCCACTGGACGCACAAGTCTTGGTCTGGTTATTGGCACAGATGTTCAACGATATGATCCTACATTAGCAGCAATAGCAGGATTATCTCCAGATGCTGATGATCTTATCTACTTTAATGGCACAGATGGTGCATCCATTACAACCCTTACATCATTTGGTAGATCTTTGATTGATGATGTGAGTGCCACAACAGCAAGAACCACACTTGGATTAACTATAGGAACAAATGTTCAAGCATGGGATGCGGATTTAGATGCAATTGCTGCTTTAAACGGATCAACAGGTGTCCTAAAGAAAACAGGATCAAATTCTTGGTCGATTGATACTGATACTTATTGGAAAAATACAAATGACGGCGCAGGTTCTGGATTGGATGCGGATTTGGTTCGTGGCGTGGCAGGTCAACGATTCCTAGAAAATCTTCAAACAGGAATATTATACGGCGGTATTATCTCAGTAAATGCAGGAAATCCTGCCACAGTTGATATTACTGCTGGTGCTGGAATTGTAGTTACGACTGGAGCATCGTTAACAGCAATGCCTGCTCCTGTAGTTACAAATGTTACATGGGCAGCACAAACAGCAGTAGCACTTCCCCAAATTGCAAATTACGATGAAACATGGATTTCTTTTACTAGTAGCGGAGTAGTAACTCTAAGAAATGTTGCATGGACAGATGCACAATATGCATCAGAAATTCCCATTGGTGCAGTGTATCATGTAAATCGTTCCTCTGTTAATTTAGTAAAAAATTATCCACATGTTGCATACGGTCAAGCAGATCAAATGGATCCGTT